CGAGCCCGTTCGGTCGTATGTTCATTTTCATCATCTGCCCTCAACCGTATTGCTGCGCGCGCTTCACCGCTCGCGCCGTTCGATAGGCAACCTCGGCCGCGGCCTCGCGAACCCCGCGCGCATCGTTTGCGTTGACCGTGATCGGCATTGAGATTTCACCCGAGCCCGGGCCCGCGTTCATGTTCGCGGGCGTGACCGAAATTTCTTCGCCCCGGGTTGCGCGCATCATGATCAGATTGCGATCGATGCCGCCCTGCCCGCCGACCGTGAAGCCCCCGCCGCGGTGGAACGCGCCCGCGAAGGCGAGCCCGCCGATCCCTTGGAGCACGCTCGCGCCGAAGCCACCAGCGCCCCCGGCCGCGCCCCCGGCGGCGCCGCCGCCCCCGGCCGAGCCGCCGCCGAACATCCCCAGAACCGAGCCGAGCAATCCACCGCCGCCAGAGCCGCCGCCGAACAGACCGCCGAGCATATCGGTTCCGTTGAAGATATCCTCGAAAGCCATATCGAGCAGCTTGTCGGCGATTCGGTTGAGCGCATTGAGCAACGCATCGAGCGCGCTCTCGCCCGCTTGGATATCACTAAGGAACCCGCGGAACGCATCATGCCCGATCGCCCGGAACTCGTTCGCCGCCTCGACCGTCATCCGCTGTTTATCGCTGAGTTTTTCAGCTTGAACGGCGGCGGCGGCGTAGCCTTCCGCCAGCGTGCGGATATGCGCGGCGAGCTCCGGCGTGACCGCGATCCCGTCTTCCTCGGCCGCGTTGAGCAAATCGAGCTCGGCCTCGGCCGCCGTCAGCGCGAACCCGAAATCGTTGATCACCGGATTGAGCGCGGCCTTAACCGCCGTTAGCCGCTCGGTCTCGATCGTTGCTTGCCGCAGCGCCGCGACCTCGCGCTCGAGCGCCGTCTCGGTTTCCGCTTTCGGTGCGGCGCCACCGCCACCGGTGCGCGTCGGCGTTGTTCGTGTCGGCGCCGTCGGCCGGTTCGACAGCGCGTCGCGGCGTTCCGAGAGCTCGCGGATCTCGCCGAGCAATTCAGACTGACGGAGCTCGAGCTCGGAAGTCGGGCCCTCGAAGAAATTCTCGAGCCCGTGGCCCTGCGCGCGGCTCGCAAGCGTGTCTTGGATTGACCGCAATTCCTCGACCTTGTTGCCAAGTTGACTATCGAGCGAGCCGACCGGAAGCCCGAGCAACAGCGACAAGCCGTCGTAAGCGGTCCCGGCGAACCAAGCCACATCGGCAAGGAACCGGGTGATCTCCATCAGCGCTGGCGCGAGATCGGCAAGCGCGACCGTGAGCTCGGTGTCGACCACTTGGCGCAACAGATCGAGCTCGCCTTTCGCTTCTACGGCGCGCCGGATAACCGAATCGTCGATCACGATCCCGAGCGCCCGGGCGCTCTCGCGCATCGCGTCGAGCCCGGCGCTCCCGCCCGTAAGCATGTTAACGAGCGCCGCGCCTTCCGCATCGAACAGCTTGAAGGCCAGCCGCAACCGGGTCGACGCATCGTCAGTGTTCTGCATTGCGTCGGCAACCTGATTGAAAAGCTCCTCCGGGCTCTTGGTTTGAAGATCCTCAAGCGTAACCCCGAGCTCGGCCAGCGCATTCTTGGCTTCACCCGTGCCCGTCGCCGCCTCCGCGGTTCGCCGCGAGAACCGTTGGAACGCCATATCGAAAGTTGAAATCGCAATGCCGCCTTGCTCCGCAACGATCCTGAGCTCTTGCAGCGCCTCCGTTGTGAGCCCGACCTTATCGGCGACCTTGGCGATCTTATCGAGCTTGTTGATCGCGGTATCGATCGAGTTTCCCAGCGCCCGGAACACCGCGACCGTGGCGAGCCCGCCGAGGATCCCGGTCGCTTTCTTGGCGAAGCCCGAAAGGCCCTTCTCACTTTTCTTGAGCCCGCGCGTGAACTGCGCCGAGTCGAGGCCCAGATTGACCCGGAGCGCACCGATAACCGCCTTGCCTGCCATTCTGTCTAATCCTTCCGCCCGCCGCCCGCCATCCACAGACGCGCCATTGCCTCGAGCTCCACGCCATCCATCTTGCGGCGCGGCGTGGTCTTGCCGACCGTGATATCGCGCAAGCTCGGCAATTTTTTCATTTTGACAAACTTCGCGGTGTGAAGCGCGAGCCATGCCGCGGCGTTGCGCTCATGGCGAAGGCGCTCGCCGTGAGCCTTGAACACGAGCCCCACCTCGCGCCAGCACATCCCCCAGAAGGCGACGGGATCCTCGCCGCACTCGATCCACAGAGCGAGCGCCTCGAGTGGAGTCAGCCCGCCGCCGGGGGAGGGTTGTCGCCGTCATCTTCCTCGGGCTCGGGAAACCCCAGCACGAACGCTTGATCGATCAGCGGCAGCATGTTGACGCTGCGCACCTCTTGCAGAATATCCCCCGCCCTCGAGACACTAGGCGGCGGATCATTGAAGCGAAGGCCAGCCCAGACCACCGCCCGCATTTCGGTCGCGCCCATAGTCGCCGGGCTTTGCAGCTCCCGGGCGATCTCTGGAAACTTTCTCCCGAGTAGTTTCTCGAGCTCGCAAAGCGAGTTGATCGTATATTTGAGAATCAACTCGCCGTCGCGAGTGTTGAGCGCGACCTCGCCGCGGAGCGGGTTTGCCATACCGCGAGCCCCCCTTAAGGCGCCGTGTCCCACGTCTCATCGCCGCTGCGCTTGAGCGTGATCGTCGCAACCATCTTTGTAGCGAGCGGCGCGGAGCGGTTGTAAGCGGTAATGAAACACGGAACCACCAAGCGGTGACGCACGGTCGGCGTTGACGGCGCCGCCGGGAACGTGATCCGGTGATTCGCCACCGTGCCCGCCGCCATGTGAGCGCGCAACAGAATGTCGGTTGCCGAGCCCGGAACAAAATTGAATTCGACCGTCGCCTCGCCGCCATCGATCAGCCCGGCGATAAACTCGCGCCGACGATTCGGGCTCGCCATGTGCGTGACATCTTCTTGGTCGATCGAATCCGATGCGGGCTCGATGTTCGTTACCTCGCCCAACACCGTGTAGGCGTCGGGCGAAACCGTGGTGTCAAAGATCTCGTATATTGTTGCATAGCCGATTGCAGCTTCCGTCATCTCGTGGGCCTCCAAAGATCAGGCGCCACACCCCGCGGCGCCCGGTTGCGCGCTTGCCCAAGGCGCGAAGTTGTCGGGCGCTCTCGATCCCTTGCCGGGGTCGAATTCTGTCTCTCGTTAATCACGGCCTCGGCGCGTGCGCGATCAGCGCGTCGATCGAGAGCCGGTGCAATTGCGACACCGCGCCGGGATCCTCGGTCGTCAGATCGGCGACGCCCTCGGTAAAGATCCCCTGAAAATTCGTGTCGCCGAGCTCGCCGCTATAACCCGAGATCAGCGCCTCTAGCGCGCGCATCTCCGCGAGCGCGGCCGTATACGTCTCGCCGTAAATGTCGAACTGAAAACGCGAATCGCCGAAGCCCGTCGCGCCGCTCATTTTGTAATCACCACCGCCCGAGATCCGATGCATGATCATATACGGTTTGACCGTCACCGCTTGCGGCGCCCGGCCCCAGTAGCACCGCCCGCCAGCGATCGAGCTGGTGAGCGTTATGAGATCTTCTTCGATCGCCATATCATCCGCCCTTTGCCGCTTTACGCGCCAGCCGCGCCGCCGATTTCTTGACCGCCGCCCAGAGCTCGCGGCCGATCTTATCCGGTAGGCCGCTCTTGTGCGCATCCCATGCGGGCCTCGCAAACGGTTGCGGCCCGAAATTCTCGGCGCCGAATTCCTGCAAGCTCGCCTCGGGAAGCGGCCCCGCTCCGGCAAACATCTCGATCGATGCACGCTCATCGCGAAACATTTTCCGGTGAATCCCCGCCTGACGTTTCGACAGCTTTGACCCGACCGTCACCGACTCACTTAGGCGCCCGCCCTCGGGCCCCGGATCGACCGGCGCGCCCGCCGCCATATCCGCGGCGATCGGCTGTAACACCTTCTTTGCAACCCGGCGCAACAGCGCCTTGCCGGTTGTGCGCGGCAGCTCTTTGAGCGCGCGCTCGAGATCTCGCAAGCCGTCGACCTTCACCCGTGCCATCAGTCCGCGTCCCTTATGCCGGTAATCTCGAGGTAGCGGTTGCGCCCGTGTTGCGTTTCCTTTGGGCGCTCCCTGATTTCCCACGTTGAGCCGTCATGCGTGAACCGGTCGGCCGCGGTAATCGTGCGCGTCTCGGTATCCGACCGCACCACGAACCAAGAAATTTGATAAGACCCCAGATCACCCGCCTTGACGTTTTCGGCGGATGCGGCGTCGCGCCGCGCCGCCCACCGGGTGACGTATGGCGCCCACGTTTTGATTTCCTCGTTGAGCGTATTCGGCGCCGTGGTATAGCGCTCGATCGAGATCTCGCGATCGAGGATCGGCTCGCGGGGCGCCATCACCGCACCTGCCAGATTCGATGCGGCATCGCGAGCGCCCGGGCGCCCCACGGCGCGGCGCGCGAGGCCATGGGGTCGCCGCGGTTGTTGTAAAATTCGACCGCGGTCTTGCGCACCGCCTCGCGGAGATCCTCGGGGATACCGGTCGCGGCCGTCCCGTATCCCACGGTATAGGTGATCGTGACCGGCAGATCCCAATCTCGCACCGTCGGCCACGCGGCGCCAAAGGCGAGCCCGATCTCGCCGGGAGCCCCGCCGATTTCGGCGAGCCAGTTAGCCGAGGCCCAGCTCTGGGAATCGCCGTCCGAATCGAGATAGGCGATCGAGGCGACCGAGGCGAGCAAGCCGCCCGGCAGTTGCAAGCGCTGTTGCGTCGAGCTCGGAAAGCTACTGATCTTCCATACCGCAACGCGATTGATCAAAGCCCGGTTTGCGACGATCTCGATCGCCCGGCGCGCCGCGCGGATCTGGTTGGCGACCACCGCATCTTCGCTGGCGGTATCGATCCGGCCGTGCGCTTTCAGCTCGGCGGCCGTGACCGGCTCGGCGCCAGCGGGCGAGGTGCTCGCGGGGTCGGTGATTACCAGATTTTCGCGGGCTGGCCGGAAGATCTGCGGCAGCGGGTAGGTTGTCATTGCAAGGCCCCTTAGTTGAGCTGTATCACAATGCCGAGACACGGCACCGGCAGGATGTAGAGCCGCTGCATGATGGGCTCCCTTCGTTGTCACCAACACTTGCCATTGGCGGCAAGACGCGCGCCCGGCTTGTGGTCTGCGCGCTTCGCGTTGAATGCACGCTTTTCCGCCACCGCGCCCTCCAAGTCGAGATCGAAGGCCCCGGCATAGTCGAAGACCCGGATTAGCAGGTCAGCCAACTCAACTTCGACGCCGCGCCGATGCGGCAGCTTATCATCCATCAGGTCTTTGCGCTCGGCTTCCATCGCCTCCGATATCTCAGAGTGCATCAGGCAAAGAAGTTCACCCTTGTTCCTCTCAAGGCGCTCGCCGGTCGCAGGATCGCGCCACCAAGTTTCATTCGCTGCGTGGCACTCGCGCGAAAGGTCGTTTAGATCGGTCATCGTCAATCGCTCCCTTCAGGTGGCGGGTTCAAGACGCGGCTCACCTTAGGCCCCTTTGAGGTGATCCCACGCGAGGCCGCTTTCGAGCTCGGCCGCGGTGTATTGCTTCCATGCCAGCGCCGCCGCCCAGCTCTCGCGATCGGGCTCGGCTTGCACCTCGACCTCGGGCGCAGCAACACCCCAGACCATCGAGCCGCGATCGAGCGCCACCACCGGAACCCCGGCGAGCATGGCGTCGACTCCTACGTTAGAATTGATCGTGATCACCACCGCGGCGCCGAGGATCGCGTCGGCGAGCTCGCCATCGAGAACCCGCACCCCATCAGGCGCGCGACCGGATCCCACCGGGTGCGGCCGGAAAACCGGTTGCAGACCGAGCGCCCGGGCGCTCCGCGCCGCCTCGCGATAGTGCCAATCGGCATCGAGGCCGCGCAACGAATTGTCGCCCGGCACTTGGCCCGCGATCAGCGCGTGACCGTCTCGCCCGGGGTCGGCCAGCCACGGCCGCAACCGATGCCCGAAGCACGCGGCGAAGCGCTCCCCATGGTCACCCGGCGGCGCGAACCGGGCGCGGCCATTGAGCCCGCCACCGAGCGACAGCGAGAACCATTCGGTGCGGTCAATATAGCCGAGCTCGAGGATCGCGACCTCGCAGCCGCATCCGCGCGCCGAGGCGATCAACCCCCGATCCCTGACCCCCCAGCGCACCACCATATCGCAGCGGTCGAGCCGCGGCCTTGTCTCGCTTGTGAGCGTGGTCTCGATCCCATGGCGCGCCAGCCCCACCGCCAGCGCGCCCCCCGATATGACCTGGTGCGGCGCGCCCGGGTTGACGATCAGCGTTGCGCGTTTCACAGGTCGATCCGCCACAGCTCGGACACGTAAGCCTTGCCGCCGAGGTGAATCACCTTGCCGGGAAACCACCGGCGAAAGAGCCGATCCCATTCGGGATAAGCGCGCTTGTTGATGTGGAGATCATCCCCGGCGACGTTGAAGCTCGGCCGGTTGTTGGCCGATAGAATGATATGTTTGCCCGCCACCCGTGCCAGCTCGCGACACGCGAGCTCATCATCGCCCGGCAAGAGATGCTCGATCACATCGAACATCGAAACCACATCGAAGGCCCCGTCGGCAAACGGCAGATCGTGCGCCGCGGCGAGCTCGATCGGCCGGTCGGTGTTCACCGCCTTTGCGTCTGGGCCTTCGTAATTGTCGGTAAGCTGCGGAATGAATTCGGTGCCCCGAACAATCCCGAAGCCGAGCTCGAGCGCTATGTCGAGCATCTCGCCGCGGCCGGTCGAGACATCGAGATACGAACCCCGGCCCGGCAACGCCTTGAGCGCCCTGATCGCGTCAA